ATTGAAGACAATGTCGTTCACCGACGTGCAAGGCAAATTGACCGATTTATTCGGTGGGGCTGCTGCGCGTAATGCTGATACCTACGCGGGACGAATTGCACGAATGCAGGTCGCCTTCGACGAAGCAAAAGAAACAATTGGTTTTGCGTTATTGCCTATTCTTGAAAAGGTCATCAACTTCATCAACAAAAACGCGTTGCCAGTTATCAACGCATTTTCAGGCGCATTCAGCCTAGACGGCAAGGGCTTGGGCGGTGTTATCACTTCCGTTGGCAACACAATCGTCACCGTTTTCACGCCAATCATTGAAGGGTTGTTGTCTGCATTTAACAAGATCAAGACTGCAATTCAAAACAACAGTGAAGCATTTTCAGCGTTTGCAGAAATAATCCAAACCTACGTTGCACCGGTGGTTGGCACGGTTTTGGGCGGTGCAATCAAGGTGGTGGGCACTGCGGTCAGTGGCGTGATCAATCTAATTGGCAACGTCGCGCAGGCAGTCGTGACGGTTGTGAACGGTGCAATTTCTGCCGTAAATGCCTTAATTTCTGCATACAACAGAATTCCAGTTTTGCCCAACATTCCATTGATACCGACCACCAGCGCACCAACAATCACAATTCCAAAGGTCGGCGGTAGTTCAACTGGAACAACCACAGTTCCAAAAATTACCGCGCCAACCGTAACGGGCGGTTCGACCGCTGGTGGTTCAACTGCTGGTGGTGGCGTTACTGCTGCAACAACTTCAGCTGCTGCCGCTGCGGTGGCGTCAGGCAACGTCGTGTCAAGCAATTTCAATCCTGGTCGTTTCCGCGAAGCCGAAGCCGCTTCAATGGGCACAACAATCAACCTGACCGTAACTGGTGCATTTGACCGCGAGGGCACTGCCCGCACGATCGTTGAAACCTTGAATGATTCGTTTTACCGTGGCACGGGTGGTGCAGGAAGTCTTCAAATAGCATGACGCAGTGGTCACCAATTTGGAAAGTGACAATTGACGGCGTTGAATACACTGACGCCGTTTTGGCTAACTTAACCATTCGAAGCGGTCGAACAAACATTTATGAGCAGGCGCAAGCGGGCTACGTCAACATTCAACTGATCGACATCAATCAAACGGCAATCCCAGTTCAGATCAATTCGACGATTTCGATTCAGGTGCAAGATACGTCAGCAACTTTCGTGCCAATCTTTGGCGGCAACGTCGTTGACATTGGGCTTGAAGTCCGTGACGTCGGTTCGACCATGTTCACGCAGACTTATTCGATCACCGCATTGGGCGCACTGGCACGTTTGCCAAAGGCGTTGACCAATGGCGTGCTTTCCAAAGATTATGACGGCAATCAAATCTATGACATCTTGGCTGAAGTCTTGTTTAACACCTGGGCTGACGTGCCTGGCTCACTTACCTGGGCAACTTATGACCCAACCGTTACGTGGGCAAACGCTGAGAATTCAGGGCTTGGCGACATTGACATTCCTGGCAATTATGAATTGGCAGTTCGCGGTTCAGATCGAACCGACGTTTATTCATTGGTTTCGGCGTTGGCAACGTCAGGGCTGGGATACCTATTTGAAGACGCCCAGGGGCGCATTGGCTACGCCGACAGTACGCACCGCACCCAATACCTAACCGCCAACGGTTACGTTGACCTTACGGCTAACCAGGCACGTGCAGCAGGGCTTCGGATTCAAACCCGCGCAGGCGACGTCCGCAACAACATAACAATCAAATACGACGCGACCAGCAGCAGTGAGCGTTCAGCCAGCGACACCGATTCAATTAATGAATACGGGCAACTTTCCCAAATCATCACGACAACGTTGCACAATGCAGCTGACGCCGAAGATCAGGCAGATTTCTATTTGGCATTGCGTAAGACACCACAACCGATTTTTTCTGAAATTACATTTGACCTGACAAACCCTGAATTGGACGACGCAGACCGTGACAACCTGATAAACGTTTTCATGGGAATGCCAATTGCGGTCAACGATCTACCGCTGAACATGGGGTCGATCTTTCAGGGCTTCGTCGAGGGCTGGTCATTCCAAGCCGCGTACAACAGACTTTCAGTGACATTGACTGCAACGCCAACTGCCTATTCATTGCAGGCATTGCCGTGGGCAGACATTTCAAACACATTCACCTGGTCGGGCGTGTCGCCAACGCTTGACTGGGCACGTGCAACAATTATCACCTAAGAAGGAGAAGACATGGCAAACCCAACCACGAATTTCAACTGGCAAATGCCAACGTCGAGTGACCTGGTCACAGACTTGCCAGCAGATTTTGAAATTTTCGGTCAAGCCGTAGACACAACACTGGTTGACCTCAAAGGCGGCACAACTGGTCAGGTTTTATCAAAGGCTTCAAACACCGACATGGACTTCACCTGGATCGAGCAGGACGACACAACGCTGGCATTCAACGCGCAGACTGGCACGACCTACACATTGGTTGCAGCTGACGCGCAAAACAAATGGGTCACCGCTTCAAACGCTTCGGCGATTACCGTCACCGTTCCACCTTCGGTTTTCAGCATTGGCAACATCATCAACCTTCAGCAAATTGGTGCAGGTCAGGTCACATTTGCGCAAGGCGCAGGCGTGACGATCACATCAACAGGGGCGACGGCTTCAGCACCTAAATTGCGTGCGCAGTATTCTGCTTGCACAATCATTTGCACCGCTTCGAACACCTTCACAATTGTGGGCGATTTGGCGTGATAATCCCAGGCGTCATTGCTTCGTCGTATTTCGCCGCGGTTGGTGATTACGAATCAATTGCCACAACCACGGTCGGGGCTGGTGGTGTTTCGTCCGTTACGTTTTCAAGCATTCCTTCGACTTACCAACATTTACAAATTAGATTTATTGCAAAATTGTCTGCTGGTGATGACGTGATCATGCGTTTTAACGGCGATACTGCAAGCAATTATTACAATCACATTTTGTACGGCAACGGTTCAAGCGCAATTGCTGGCGTTCCGTTTGGTGGGTCGTATTCTGCAATTGCGTTGTATTACACGGGTTCGACTTCATCAATTGCCGGTGGTGTCATTGACGTGCTGGATTACACGTCTACAAATAAAAACAAAACAGTCAGATTTTTGGGCGGTTATGACGACAACGGCAGCGGCAACATAGATTTTGCGTCAGGTTCTTGGTCAGCAACACCAGCGGCAGTCACTTCAATTGTGGTAAAACCCGTTTCCGCTAACTTTTCACAGTATTCGCAAATTGCGTTGTACGGGATAAAGGGCTGAAATGGCGAAAACATACGAAAAAATTGCAAGCACAACCCTGGGCAGTTCAGCAGCGACAGTTACATTTTCAAGCATTTCTAGTGCTTACACCGACATTGTTGCCGTTGTAAGTGCCAAAGTAGCTGCGTCGTCTTATGACTTATCGTTTAGGCTTAATTCTGACACTGGTAGCAATTACAGTTGGACAACACTTTCAGGAAATGGTTCAACTGCCAGCAGTTTGCGGGGGTCAAACGTAACCGCCGGGCGTGCGGACTATCGCGCGTACATGGACACAACAGACTTCAACACGTACATTTTGCAGTTTATGAATTACAGTAACGCGACAACCAACAAAACAGTTTTGATTCGTGGCAATTCAGCCGCGCTTGGCACTGACGCGCTGGTCAATTTGTGGCGTAATACTTCAGCGATCAATTCAATTGTTTTCGCACCTGAATTCACTGGCAATTTCGCTTCGGGTTCAACCTTCACAATCTACGGAATAAAGGCTGCATAATGGCGACATTCATCAAAATTGCTTCAGTGACCGTCGGTTCGGGCGGTGCTTCGACAATTGATTTCACTTCGATTCCTAGCACTTACACAGATTTGTTGCTCAAAGTGTCGGGACGTAAAACGACAACGGGTGGCAGCAATCTACAAATGCAATTCAATGGTTCGACTTCGGGTTATAGTCAGAGGGTTTTGCTGGGTAATGGTTCAACCGTTGCCAGTTATAGCGATACAAGCGAAATCGGTTTCATGTACGTGACGACTTCATCTGACACCGCAAACACTTTCAGCAGCACGGACATTTATTTGCCGAATTACGCTGGTTCAAACAATAAATCGGTGAGCATCGACAACGTGCAGGAAAATAACGGAACAACCGCAAACGCTGCTTTAACCGCCGCTCTATGGTCAAATTCTGCTGCAATCAATCGTGTGTATTTACAAATTGCAAATGGCGCAGGCGTTTTTGCCCAGTATTCAACCGCTACGCTTTACGGCATTTCCAACGCATAAGGAGAAAAAAATGGCAGACATCAAACTGGTCGTCGACTGCTCAACTGGACAGGTTGAAGAAATCGAATTGACGGCTGAAGAAATCGCACAACGCGAAGCGGACGCATTGGCGTTCGAGCAGGCGAAAGCAGCTGAAGACCAGGCGAAAGCAGACAAAGAAGCGTCACGTCAGGCAGTCTTGGCAAAATTAGGTTGGACCGCCGAAGAAGCGGCAGCGTTGTTGGCATGACGTACCCGCAGGGCACAAACGCACGGTTGATCGAGGTCGCAGCCGCTGAAGTCGGCACGATCGAAGAAGGCGACAACCTGACCAAATACGGTAAATTCACAAAGGCAGACGGGTTGCCGTGGTGTGGTTCATTCGTCAACTGGTGTGCAGATCAAGCAGGCGTCAAACTTCATTCAGTCGTTTCAACGGCGCAAGGCGCACACCGATTCAAAGAAATGCAACGTTGGTCAGGTATGCCGCAACTGGGCTATTTGGCATTTATGGACTTTCCGCATGACGGCGTTGATCGAATCAGCCACATTGGAATTGTTGTGGGACTTATTGACACAAAAACATGTTTGACGATCGAAGGCAACACCAGCGGGACAGGCGACCAGCGCAATGGCGGCATGGTAATGGTGAAGGTTCGGTCATACGGCGAAGGTAAAGAAATCGTCGGTTTTGGTATTCCAAAATTCGTCCCGTACAAGGGAGAATTTCCAAAGGTTGAAATTCCAAAGTCGGCAGCAAAACCAACAAAGGAGAAAAAATGGAACAAGCCAAAGCCCTAGCAGCGTCATGGGCGCGTTCATTCATGGCAGCCGCGCTCGCGCTTTACCTTGCAGGCGTAACCGACCCAAAAACCCTGGCAATGGGCGGGGTTGCTGCCGTTGCGCCAGTTGTCTTACGCTGGTTAAACCCCGACGACAAAGCCTTCGGTTCTACGGGGAAGTGAGCCGCAGATTCGCAGCGGCATGGTTGGCTTGGGCACTTGCGCTAACCATGTCCGCCTGCGGGTATCAGGGGTGGATACGTTATGAATGCCAAGAATTCGACAACTGGGCGAAGCCCGAATGCCAACCGCCGCAATGCGTCCCGACTGGAACATGCACTGACGACATACTTGGAATTGAATCGGGACAAACCAGCACGGCGCAAAACCCCTGAAGAAATCCACGCGCAGCTGATTTTAATCATTGGCACGACGCTGGCAATGGTGTTTTTGATCGTCACAATTGGTATCACTTATGCGCTCATTTTCGTGACCCAACCAATTGGGGCGCAAGCACCCAATGACGCGGCGTTTATCGATCTATTGAAAACCCTGGCGATTTTCTTGACTGGTTCGCTGGGCGGTGTGCTTGCTGGCAATGGGTTAAAGTCGAAGCCAAAGCAGATCGACACGCCGACAAACACGCAAGGTTCTTGACCGCGCGCCATTCATGCGTAACCCTGAGTTCAGGTGGTAGTCCTACCGCCTAGAATCGGGAGAATTCAAAATGGTACTTGATCTATTAGACCCAGCAACATTGGGTCGTTTGGTGGGGATTATTGTCCTCATGATTATGGGCGGTGCAGTCGGCTACGCCAAAGGGTTCAAAGAGGGCAAGCGCGAGGGCTTAGCCCGTCGCAAAGCAATGGTTCGTCACATTGCAAACAAGGCGGTGAAATAATGGGATTCCTGGACAATTACGAAGCCAGCCGTGAACGTTTGGAACGTTGGCTGAAGACTTACCCGCAAGGTCGCATTGAAACACGAATCGTTGAATTCAGTGCTGAAAAAGGTTATGTTTTGGTTGAAGCCCGTGCGTTTAAGGGCATTGATTCGGTATTGCCTGACGGCGTTGATTTTGCATTTGGTTACCAGGGCGCATACCAACAAAACATGAAGCGTTGGTTCGTCGAGGACACAGTCACTTCAGCAATTATGAGGGTCCAGCAACTGGTCATGGGTGGGGCTGAACGCAGCACACGCGAGATCATGGAAGAAGTCGAAAAGACACCTGCGAAGGTCGCAAATACTGACATTGACTATTGGACGACAAAGCACGGCGAAATTCCGTCGTACAAAACGGCAACTGAAGCCGAACAATCAGGCATTCCGTCATTGGGTTCATCAATGGACGAAATTGCCAAGCAATTGGGTGGGCAACTGGTCGAAGAAGCACCGCAGTGTTCGCATGGTCACCGCATTTGGAAACAAGCAGCTGAAGGTTCGCCAAAGAATTGGGGCGGGTATTTCTGCACTGAACGCACAAAGGCAACCCAGTGCAGCCCTTATTGGTACGTTCTTGCCAGTGACGGCAAGTGGAAGCCACAGGTGTGATCGTGGCTGACTATTCAGAGATTATCTATCCACAATCAATGACCGCCAAACTGCTATTGAACGGTGAAGTGGTTGACGAATACAAAATCGAGCAATGCGACAAATGCTCAATGCTTACCCGACTTGACCCATTTGGTTACCAAAAGCAATACGGTGGCGAAAAAGTCATTTGGTTTTGCAAGGGTTGCAGATAATGAAAATGACGCTTACACGGCAAGAAGAATTTATTTGCCATGAAGCAGCAATTGCATTGGCCAAAAACAACAAGGATTATCACGAATGGAAAGAGGGCAGTTACACGCCCGACAAATCATTCCATGATCAGATAGCCCAGGACGCACATTCAATTGGTGCTGAATGGGTTGTTGCCAAATACCTCAATCTTGATTTTCAACCATTTGAGGACAAAGGCAAACGCCGGGCGGACGTTGGCAGCCATTTCGAAGTGCGCTGGACAAAATACGTTGCTGGGCAGCTGATAATTCACGAATACGATCGAACCGACGACGTGGCAATCCTGGT